CCAAGGTTCGCGCTGCTCTCGTACAGCGCGATCTTCAACTGATCGCCGCCGTCGAGGTCCTGGATGCCCTGAAGTAGCTCCAGCTTGAAGCTGTTGCAGACGGCCTGTGTGATCGCCATGGCTTCGCTCTCCTGTTACGCCGTGGACCTGTTGCGCGGCTCCGGGGCCGGCTGCGGCTGCGCGGCCAGCGGCCTGTAGTCCGACCGGGACATGCGCCGCGTCAGGTTCATGGCCGCCGGCAGTTTCTCATTCATGTAGGCCTGCTGCCAGACCTGAACTTGGTCGGCGCCCACATAGCGTTCAGCCTCGATCAGGCAGGCATACAGCAATGTGTCGCCGAAGTTGGTCGCGAGCCACGTATTCTGCTTGTTGCTCGACAGACCGTCGGGCCGGGCCGTGCCGCGGTACGTCGCGCTGTAGCTGGCATCTGGAACCGGCGCCAGTCGCACCTCGGTATCGCTCTGCTCGCTGAAGAACTTCGGCGCGCCCTGCGGGGCCGTGGCGTTGTAGTCGTTGATCCAGTCCCAAGAGCGCTCCTCCAGCGGCGTGCCGTCCACCGACAGAGTGCGCACCGCGATGATGTCGCTCGGCTTCGACAGCGTCTCCTGCCCGCCCGTCGTCGTGATCGACGTGTCGATCCGGTCGAACAGCGTCAGGTCAAGGTCGTCCAGCAGCCGCTGCTCGCCCAGGCCGATCAGGTTCGGCACCTGCGCGTCGAAGTCCGGGAACTCGTCCTCGAGGTAGTCCTTCAACTCGGCGACGAGCCCATCGTAGGTGTAGGTGATCGGCATCAGTTACTCCACGTTCCTTCGCCGAAGGCTCCGCTGCCGTAGCCGGCCTCGACCACCACAATGTTGACCGTACCGGTCTCGGTCGCGAACTGCTCGCCCGTCGGCGTTGCGCTGGCGGCGATGTCGACCGTGCCGGTCTCGGTCCCGCTTTCGGCGCCCGTCGGCTCGGTCGTCGCCGCGATGTCCGACGTGCCAACCTCGGTGCCAACCTCGTTGCCCTGCTCGGGCTGGTCGGCTGCGGCGCCCTCCTGGTCACCGACAGCGGCCGTGATCTCCACACCCGTGACGTCGATGGTCAGGATGATGTTGACGTCGCCAACCTCGGACTGCGTCTCCAGCGCGTTCGGCTCGAACGCCACGGCAAACGAGACGGTGCCGGTCTCGGTCTCGACCTCGACGCCCGTCGCCGGGTTGGACGATGACGCCCCAGGCTCGCCTGTCTCAACCCCGAACTGCGGCGTGTAGATCGGCTGGAACTGCCCATCGATCAGCGGCCAGCGCAGCGTGTACGGCACGCGGTTGCGCTCGGGCGCCGGATCGCGCAAGGCGACAGGATCGTCTACCGGCGGCAGATATTCCTGCGGGTGGCGCGGCTCCCACCACTCCGGCGCGACGCGCAGGCCGGGCACATGGCCGTCGTAGACCATGTCCTTCAAGAGCATCTCCTTGCCGGAGCGCTCGCACTCGCCCTTGGCCCTGCGTCCGCGCGCAAACTTGCGGCTCACCGCGTCCTCCTATCGGCGGCGGTAGCCTCGCCGGCCGCCGTAGCCCACCGTGATCACCGTCGCCGTCCGCTCGGCGTTGCTGTCGACCGCGTCACGCACCGCCTCGATGCCAAGCTGCTTCAGCGTGTTCAGGCGCTCGGGCGCGTACTTGACCGCCAGCCGCCACGCCAGATCGGCCGCCGCGGCCTCGCTCCACTCCGGCGGCACATCCAGGTTCTGCGCGGCTGCCGTGGCTGTCTCCGGTCGGCGCCACTGGTTCACCTTGAAGAAGTAGCCGCCGTTGTCCAGCGCCGGCCAGAAGTGCATCACAGCCTTGTCGCGCAACTTCTCGACCCAGAAGCGGTCCGGTCGCCCTTGCACGTCCTTGTCCGGGATGGCGCGCCACTCGTCCCGGCTGATCTGCCGGGCCAGCGTCTCAAAGCTGTTCTGGCCGGCCGGTGTCACCACGCTGGCCTCGACGATCTCGAACACCCCGTCGTCCAGGTCGATCTCGTTATCGCCCTGGCTGGGCTTGTACTCCCGGCCGCTCTCCACGTTCCAGAGGTGGATTTTCTGGTTCATCCACGACTGCATCATGAAGTTCAGCGAGCGCCGGGCCGACTGGATGTGCCGGCTGGTGATGGTCGCCGGGTCGACGCCAGCCCGCTCGAAGGCCTCGTCAACGATGACGGCCACCTCCGGATCGAAGCCATAGTCGCCCGACGTCGCCATTACCAGAACTCCCGTACCGTCACGACCGACTGCACATCTTGGTTGGAACCCGAACGCGAGCGCACCGCAAGGCAGGTCGGTCGCGTGCGGATGATGGGCGCGGCACGGTTTTGTACCGGCGTGAGGTTGGGAGCGTCCGGCCCAAATATTTGATCAGTGCCGGTTGCTAGCTCCAATTCGCTAATCAGCACCGGGTTCGTCATGGCGCTGACGTCGATGCTGAACTCAGTTCCACTCTCGCCATCGGCGTAGTTTTCCGACCCGACATCTCCCGGATCTTCCCAGGTGCCCGTGATGCTGTCGGCGCTGTACAGGCCGATCTGGATCAGACCGTCCGTCTCGACCGTGTACTGGTTCACGTCGATGGTGAGCGTGTTCTCCTCGCCGCTAGACGGGAAGTTTGGCTCGCGCCGGGCGCAGATCAGCGGCGTTAGGCTGGCGTCGCTGCTAGCCGTCACCGCGCCGCGGAACGCGCTGACGTTGCGCACATTGGGGTCGAACGGGCCGAGGATGTCGTACCGCCGTCCGCCGACCTCCATCAGCATCTCTTGCCCACTACCGTCGGACCCGTTGGACACCTCGGCGAATACCGGCAGGTTCGGGTTGGCGATGGACGGGAAGTCGCCGGCGGGCGTGAAGCAGTGGACCGCAACACCCTCCATCTGTGCGCCCGTACGCTCACTGCCGACAGCCCAGACGTAGCCGCAGATTTTGCCAACGCCGTACCAGGACCACCGGATGCCGAAGATGTAGCTTTGACCGTAAAAGTCGGCGTTGACGCCGCTCTTGCCTGTGCCGTCCAAAGTGTCCCGGTTCCAGTCGTCCCGGGCGACGTCAGCCTGCCGGACGCCGTTCTTTTCCACCACGAAGCTGATGCCGTCGGCGTCGAACTCGAAAAACGCCCCGTCGTCGCCATCGTCCATGCCGACACGGTAGTAGCTGTCGCCGGTGGGCTCGTTCCGCATGCGCAGACCGATGCCCATCTCGGCGCCCTTTCCGGCCTGATAGATGCCGAAGTCGACGCTCTCGTAGCGGTAGGTGCCGTCGCCGCCGGAGCCGACGCTGGCCTTCAGCACGCAGTCTTCGGTCGTTTCGCTGGCCGTGCCGCTGGACATGATCCAGTCACGCAGCAACGACGTATCGTAGAAGCACTGGTAGCTGAAGACCGACGTGCGCTCGGCGATAATCAGGTCGCCAAACGGCTCCTGGTCGCCGATCCGGATCGACGTGCGCGGGGCGTCATAGATCGACGCCATAACGCTGTCGGCGGACTGCGCTGTCGCCGGAGTACTAAACCCCAGCGACAGCAGCAGAACGGCAAAGAGCGCGGCTAGAGCCCGTGTCATCCGCGTACGTTCCCTTCACCGCCGCCCTGGACAACCCGCATCCGCACGGTGTCGGTGCCGCTCGCATCGAGCTTCAGCCGGACGGCCTCGACCGGGAAGTCCATGTAGGCGTGCTTGTTGGACGTGACGGCATCGATAGACGCCCAGTCGAACCAGACCGGGTTGTCGTTGAACTCGATGTCGTCGAGCGTGTACTCGACCGTGGCGGCTGTCGTGTTGCCGTCGGTGTCGACGGCGATGGACAGGCCGCGCTCGGCGTAGCGGCTGATGCGGACGGGCGTCGACGTCTGCTCCGACCCGTCACCCGTCAGCGTCCGCTGGGCTGGCCGCATAGGCATGGATCACCTCCTGCGGCTTAACCGCTGAACTGCGCGACGCCGAGCGCCTCGGTGGTGCTGGTGCCCTGCACCGCCATGTGGATGCGGTACTCGACCGATCCGTCGGCCGCGGTGTCGGGCTCGACCGTGCCGCGCACGTCCGTGGTCGTCGCCGTGGCTGGGCTAATGCCGTCGGCGGCGGTGACCGTCGCCGATCCCAGTTCCTCGGTGCTGTCCGCGTAAAGCGCGCCCACGTCGGCCACGTCGTTCAGGGCGTACGGCAGGCCGAACTTGTCCGCTGTGCCGGCCGTGATGTTGCCGGCCGCCGAGCCGTCGATGGCGATGTTGGACACCTTCTTGAACGCCTTGCCGCTGTTCGCCGTACCAGCGTTCGGGCCGGTGACCTCCTCGACGACCGCGTAGCCGTACTCGTCTTCGCCCGTGATCGTGAAAGTGTTGCCGCTGTCGTCGGCGCCAGAGGTGATCGAAACAGCCCGCGGCACGTCCAGTGTGGCCACGCCGCTGGAGACGAGCGTGCCGTCCAGCGTCAGGTCGCCGGCGCCCGACGGGCTCTGGCTCTGCGCGATGCCGTCGGCGTCGGCCGTGGCTGGGGCGCCGAGATTAAAGACCTGGACGATCTTGCCCATCGGCACGCCGCGCCGGCCTTCGGCCCGGGTCGGGACGTACGCGCTGCCGCGGAAGATGTCGTCGGACTGGGAGATCGTGTGCTTGTTACCCATGGATCGGCTCCTGTTGCTGCCGCCGGCCCCATGCCGGCGATCCTGGGGTCTGGTAGACGTAGGGCGGGCCCAGTGCCGACCGGACCCGCCCTACGCTTGACTGGCCTGTTCAGGCCGGCTCTTAGGTGCCGCCGCCCGCAGAGCCAAAGGCCCCGCGAGGGTCCGTGAAGCCGAAGGTATACCTCTCGCGAGCCTTGTACCGCATGTTGCCGGTCTCGAAGTCGCCCTCGACGCCACGCTGGACGTTCTTGCGCACCATGTGCTTCAGCCCGTCCGGGACATCGGTCTTCAGGAACCACGCCTGATCGTCGGTCAGGTAGTGGTTGACCGCGTGACCGTTCGGCAGGAAGTCCTGCTGATTGATCACGTTGATGTCGTTGTCGGCGGTGCCGGGGCGGCCGGGGCTGTAGAGAATGCGACTGGCCACGAACGACTGCGCCGGCGGCACGATCAGCTTGGTCGCCTTGACCATGATCTGCAGCCCGCGGTCGTCGACGAACTGGCTGATGCGGATCATGGCGTCCTCGAGGGACGTCTCCGACAAGTCAGCCGGCGTGGACAGCCGGTTGGCGAGCGTGCCGCCCGAAACCAGCGGGTGGCTGGTCGAGAACAGCGGCTCGCCGTCGCCGCCCGGGTAGTTGCTGTCGAACCCGTTGTTCAGGATGCCAGCACCCTTGACCTCCTTGGTGTGCTGCATCGAACGGGCCAGCGCCTTGGCGTACTTCGCGCCGAGCGAGCCGTAGAGGTTGTCCTCCTCGGCCTCCTCGGTGATGGCGAACGCCAGGGCGATGGTCTCGTGGACGTAACGGGCCACCCAGGCCTCGCCGCCTTCGTCGAACGAGACCGAGCCGCCTTCCGGCTTCTGCGGCGCGGCGCCGAAGCCGTAGACCAACTGGTCTTCCTCGTAGGCCTTCTGGGAGTTCTCGACGTCGAACATCTGACGCCACTCCTCGGCCCACTTCCGGTACTCCAGGCCGAACGTGGTGTTCAGCCCTTCCTGTAGTTGCTTGCGAAACTTCGCGCGGTTCATCGCCATGACTGCGATCCTTTCTTAACTTGCGTCTTCGATCAGGTGTTCACGACCGTGACGACTTAGACCGCAGTCTTGCTGGCGCCGAAGACGTGCTCGTCGATCTGCACCAGGACCTTCGCGTTCGAGCCGAAGTCGTTCTCGACGCGACGCACGAGGTCGAGGATGTAAAGCTGCCCCGACGACCCCAACGTGCTGTAGTCCAACTCCATGTTGGACTGGTTGGTGAAGTCGTTGCCGCCGTTGTCGACGATGTCCGCCTTCTGACCGATGTCTGCGGCCTGGAAGTCGCCATCGGCCTGGACCTCGAAGACGATGTTCGGATCGTCCTGCACCCAGGCGATGACCTCGGAGCCGGTACGAACCGATTGGCTCGCCGGCCACTTGTTGTCGAACACGACCTCGCCGTCCGGACGCAGGTACTGGCAGCCTCGGAAGACGCCGACGTTCGGCGTGTCGCCGGCCGCCGACTTCTCGATCTGCTTGCTCGTACCCGTCAGCTTGACGAGGTCACCGTTGTAGATCGCGGTTCCGTAACCGCCGGCGATCCGGTACTCGCCCAGTTCGCCGAAGTCACCGCCGCCGGCTCGGCGTACGGCGACGAGCCCGCGGGGGCTATCTTCGTTTGCCATTTCTGACCCTCATGTTTCTGCTCGTTCGCGCCACAATGGCGCCGTCAAGCGCATGGGGGTCACGCTACTCGTCGTCTGCCGCCGCGGCGGGCTGGGGACGCCGACCTCTGGTGACCCGTGATTTGGAGCCGGTCTGCACCTGCCCGCCGGTCTGTCGGAACAAGTCCTGGCTGATCGCCTGCTCCTGGTTCGTCACCTTGCCGCGGTAGTACCGCTGGCGCTGCTGGTGAACCTTCGCAGGCATCTCGCAGAGGACCATGCCCTCTACGCCGATGTAGCCATTGAACTCGCCGTGCCCGAGGGTCGGCGGGTAGTAGCCTGCCGGCACTGTGCTGGGGTCGCGCGGACGCCACCCCTCCCGGTACTTCGAACTGACGTTCTTGGTGTCCGGGTTTCCGCCTTGCTCGGCCCTGATCCAGCGCTGAACGTACCCCGGCCGCGGCGGGGGCGCCTGGAGCGCTGATGGCGGGGCCCAGCCTTCCTCGCCGTCGAGGTCCTCGTGGAACTGCTCTTCGGTGAGGTTCTGGTCTTGGCCGTGTCGGACGGCGCTGCGGTGGCGCGCACCGGGCGCAAAATCGTCCTGGCCCTCTGGGTCACCGTCGACCTGCGTCCGCAGGTCACGGTCTTCAGCCGCCGTCTCAGGCGACTGGGCGTTCTCGTCCGGCGCAGCCTGGGGTTGCTTGCGGCCGCCGCTTTTGTTGGTGCGTTCGACCATGTCCTAGCTTCTCCCCGCGCTGCTGCGCTCGTTCTTCCGCTTCTCCTGCGCGTACATGCGCACAGTTGCGTCATCGTTCGGGTCGAGCCCGAACCTGCGCATATTCTGACGATCTTCTTGCGTTAACACAACCTTGTTGCCGCGCGACTGTCGCGGCGTCGCCTGTCCTTTGTCGGGCGCCCCCACTGGAGACCTCTTCGGCTTGCGCTTCTGGGTGGTCTGGCCGCCGGCCGCCTTATGGATCGGCAGGTCGGGGTACTTGCGCAGCATGCGGCGCTCGAGTTCGTCGAAGTACTCGCGGCTCTCCGGGTTCCAGCCCTCGGCCACGAGGTTCTTGTCGACGGTCCGGGCGAACTGCGCGTGCTCCTGGTACTGCGGGTCCTGGAACCACTTGTTCCGGGAAAGCCAGCGGTTGGCCTCCTCGGTGGTGCCCTTGGGCTGGCTCTGCTGCGCCGGCTGCGGGCTGGAGTTCTCCAGACGCGTGCGGTACTCCGACCACTGGTTCAGCTTGTACTTCAGGTCGGCGATGGCCTCGCTCGCCTGAAGCTGCTTGTCGGTGTCGCCCTCCTCAACCGCGTCGCGGTAGGCCTGCCGCTGCTTCTCCAGTTCGTTCGTCGCAGTTTGCTCCTGCGACTTCGCCCGCTCGATCTCCGCGTTGTGCTGCGACTGCCGGTGCTTGTCGGCCTCGGCCTGGGCGTCGCGCGCCTTGCGGCGCTCGGCCATGACCTTGCGTTGTGCCTCGACCGGCAGGTCCTGCAGGTCCTCGTCGACGTCCTCGTCAGGCGCGTCAGCCGCCTTGCGCTCCTCGGACGTCTCCAGTTCTTCGGCTTCGGGCTCCTCGTCATCACCGTCGTCTTCGAGATCACCCTCCTCGGTCATGTCCGAGTTGCGGGGCTCGACCTCCTCCGGCGGCTGCCACTCCGACGGCTCGTCATCGTCACCACCCTGCGGCGGCACGAGGTCGGTCATCTGCTCGTCGTCCGGCGACCCGTCCAGGTTCTCGAACGTGATCGGGTCGTCGTTGCCGGCGTCGCCGGCGTTGTTCTGTCG